CAGATGTGTATAAGAGACAGCTACCTGACCGTAAATATCCAGCCCCGGAGACCCGGAAACGTCGCTTACGGCCGCGGATGCTCCTCCGGAAGCGGTTACGCTGATGTTCATGCGCCCGCTCAGGCGGGCTTCAGGTGTCACCTGGGGGTTCTGCATCTGCTTCCCGTCGCCGGATGTTTTGCTTCCTCCGAAAAGGTCGCTCCAGTCCGGCAGCAGGGATTTGAAGTCGAAATTCGTGAAGTAGTCAGAGATCATCCTCCCCACGTTCCTGAGACTGTCTGTGACGCCCGTGTACCAGTCGAGGCAGGCCTTTGCCCATTTATCCGGGAGCAGATTGAACGCCGCCTGGAAAAGGTCGTCAAACCCGCTCAGCAGACCGCTGATATCTCCCTGGAAGAAGGCCTTCGCAATTGACAACAGCGACCCGAAAACTGCCTGGAACTTTGGTACAACCGTGTCCCAAACCGCGCCGATAAAGTCGGCCGCCGCAGATGCTCCTGCCTTCAGCGCCGGCCAAATGCTGTCCCAGTTGGCGAGCACAACGCCGGCTATCGCCGCCACGGCTGTCAGCACCAAACCAACAGGCCCGAACGCCCCGGCCATTGCTACGGCAGCAGTTCGCGCTGCAGTCACCAGGGTGCCGAACGTCTGCACCATCGAGATGATCGACGAACCGAGGGCTATCACGCTCATGAGCGTCTTCCCGGCCATGATCGCGCCCATGGCGTAAAGCACCGTATTGAAGCCGCCAACCGCATTGAACGCCCGAATCGCATAATCCGCCACGGTCAATACCGCGGAGGCGATGCCCTCGAAGTCGATCTTCTCGATCGTCTCGGCCAGCCGCTCGGCGACGGAAGCGAACTTCTGCGAAAAAGCCTCACGGTTCGCCGCGGCAAGATCGCGGAAGCGGTCAGACATGCGGATCACCGTGGGGGCGAGCTGCGCGCCTATCGTGTTGCCGACCGACCCGATAACGGCCCGCATGTCATCCATGTGGTCCGTCATTGTCGCGGCTGATGCAACCGCATCATTCGACATCACGAGCCCAAGGTCGCGCGCCTGCGCGGCCATTTGCTTGAGCCCATCCGAACCGCCGGCAAGCATCGGGATCAGCTTGCGGCCGCTGGCGCCCATGGTCGCCATGGCCATCTTCGCGCGCAGAGCCGGGTCCTCATTGCGCTGGATGGCGTCGGCAAGATCAAGAAAGACTTGCTCGACCGGGCGCATATTCCCGGCCGCGTCCTTCATCTCGATTCCAAGCTTCTGGAAGAGCGTGAAGGCGCTGCTTGACGTGTCGAGGCCGTTGGCGATTTCCGCCATATGCGTGCCGAGATCCTTGAGCGCATCCTCGAGATCTTCCGGAGCGGCGCCCGCGTGCGTAGCGGCATAGGAGAACTCCTGCAGCTGTTCCGCGGTAATGCCGATGCGCTGACTCATCTTGTCAAGCGCGTCGCCCGTACTTGCGAAGCTCGTCACGGCCTGCTGCAGGCTGAAGCCTACGGAGCCGGCAAGCGCAAGGAAAGGCCCGCCAATCCGGCCCGCTACGTCACCGGCGGTAGCGGCGACGTTTTGCATCGAGCGGTTGAAGAGCGCCACCTGCTTCTGCAGGTTCTTAAACTGCGTGCCGTCAATTACCTTCCGGAAGTTCCCCCACCGCGCAGACACCTGCTTCATGACGGGGGTCATCGTGTCCCGGACCGCAAGAATCGCGGTAAGTCTGAAATCCTGTCCCGCCATTTAGGTCTCCTTCAATCTCTCCTGAATTCGGTTCCACTGCTCCACATAGAGCAGAAGCTCCGACAAAGGAAGCGCGAGCGCCTCATCAGGAGAGATCCTCCAGCCGTAGGCCACATCAAAAGCCAGATCGACTAGCCCTGAGACGTCGAGCCCGCCTGCTCCCCGAAAAAACTAATCAGCGCCCAGCAAATCGCCATGAAATCCCTTGGGCTGAGCTTCTCGACCTCAGAGGGCGAAATAGCCGCGAGGCGGGAGATGTAGTCCGCGCAAACGCTCGGGCGGGGCGCCGGCGTCAGATCCGCGCCAACCGTGAAGGGGAACCCGAGCCGCTTGATAAGCTTCGTGTCGAGCCTCTCTTCCTTGAGATCGAGCTCCGTGACTTCCTTGCCCGCAATCTCAATCGGCGTTGTCAGCGTGTAGATCATGCAAGTTCTCCTGCGGTGCCCTCAAAGCGCAACGCCACCGTACCGTCAATGGGCTTATAGGGAATGTCGCCCACCATGAATGCCTCCGAAAGCGTGTAAACCATGCCGTTCGCGCACTCTGCGGTAATCGTCATCGCCGTTGATTCCATCAGCTTGCTGACGGGGAAGCTCTCCGGGACGATGAACGTGCCCGCGACGTACGGGACCGCGACCGTCTCCTTGAAGCCGACGACGCCGGTGGTCGAGGCCATGGTCTCGCGCGTCACCGAGTTAAAGGGGAACTCAAGGTCCCCCTGAAGTTCGAGCTGTTCTCCGTCCACCTTGAAGTAGCAGGTGCCGGCTAGTCTCTTTCCCATTTCTTAGTCCTCCGCGTACTGAAGACGGAACTGATTGAGGACCGCAAAGATGCGGAGCTGATTGACGAGATCGGGCGGGAAGAGGACATCCAGCCGATTCGGATTGTCTGCATTCCTTTCTACAATCAGGTACTGCTTGAAGAGATCCGCATTCTCGACGATCCCCGAAAGCTCGAGCTGCCGATAGAGCGCCACCAGCTCGCCGCGGATCACCGAAGGCGTCACGATCGCCTGTCCGGCACCGTAGCGTGTCCCGTCGTTCGCGAGCTTGTGGCGCGCGTACTTGGTCGTGATGAGCGACTTCATGCGGCGAAGCACGTATGCAAGCGTGTGCATCGTTTCGCTGTCGAGATACGATGCGTCCGCGTCGCCGAAACTGTTGCGCTGATAGGTCGTCACCGCGCGCTCAATCATGACCGTGCCGGATGTCGTCGTAAGCGTCGCAATGCCGTTTTCAAGAAGCGTCTGCCTGTCGGTCGTGATAAAGCGGCTCTCGGAAGGAGCGGCCATCACGCCGGTGAGCACGCCCGTCTGCGTGGGCCGCGCGGGGTCGGCTGAAATGAACACCGACGTCCGGGCGAGATAGGCCGCGAGCACCTCTTCGATCGGGGTCGGAAGCTCCGGCTCAACCCCCACAATCGTGCAGTGCTGGTCGTTTCGGGCGTTGCCGAACGTCTTCAGCGCATTCACGTCGCCGCGCTTTGCCGTATATACGTGGCCGTAAATCTGCCGAAACGGCGACCAGCGGCCGGACGTGTCGTTCATCTCCGTCTGGAAGGCGTCAAGCACCGCGGCATCCGAATAGGGGACGCCGATGAAGTCATACTGCGCATCGCCCATCGCCTTCACTGCGGGGGCAATTTCGGGATCAGTCGTGCCGCCGGCCATGGCCGCAAGCACTACGCCAAGGCCCGCAGGCGTCTTTTCACCGTTAATCGGCCCGCGCAGATTGAGCGCGAGCAGAATACCGTTGCCAAGCGAGCCCTTGTTGCGCGCCGTGAGCGTGCAGACCGCAGCCGCAGCCGCCGCGGTAACCGGCAGGTCCTTCTCCCGCGAAATGGCGTCGGCAAGAGCCTGCGCGACAACACCGGCCTCCGCGCCTTCTGCTACGGAGACCTGCACGCGCGAACCGCCAATGTAGAAGCTCAGGGTACCGGCTTCAGTCGCCTTTCCGGAGAAAGTCACCTCTGCCGAGGCGGCTACGGAGTTCGTCACGTCAGCGAGCGGAATGCAAACAAGCTGGCCGAAGCTATCGACCGTGCGATAGGCGACCACCATACGGGCCAGCTGAGACCCGCGGCCGAAAAGCTGCTTGGCCATGGCCGCGGTAGACACCGTCACCGGCTTACCGGCTTCAGCTGTGCCCGTATCGAGCATTTGGCCGATCAGGAGGCTCTGAGTGCTCTCCGACGGCGTGAATGCCGCGGAATTGTCTACCTCGGCATAAAAAAGCGGCACTCGCACGCCGCTCGGGATGGTGTTGAAAGAAACACTCATAGGTTCACCTTCAAAGTTGCTTCAATTTGGTTGTCCGGCTGATTCTTCTTGGTCGACGGTTCAACACAGTCAACCCTGATGTCTGCGCCCTCGAGAGGTCCGAGCTCATCGAGGTCCACTCCCTGCCACGTATCGCTGAGATCGAGATAGGTCTCGAACGAGAACTCGAACTGGAAAGCGAGACGGGCATCGTCCAGGTAGATCACCTGCCCGCCCGAGTAGACGATTTCGCCGAACTCATCAGCCGGTTCCTGCCGCCAGCTGAGAAGGCCCCGGAAAATTTCGAGCTTCAGCCCTTCTATCGAGTCGAATGCTTTCTGGCCTCGCTCATCGCAGGCGTTGCTCACCAGAACGATCACGGCAAAGGTGTTCGTCACGGTCTGCTGGTAGGCCACCCGAGACTCGTTTCCGGAAGCTTCTTCAGCGAGCGGGACGACATAGGCCGCAGGCAGAGCCGGAGCCTCATCCTCCGTAAGTCCTGCCCACTCGGCCGCCCCCGCAAAGCGGTTCTCGAAAGACGGGCACCTCCTTCGAAGTGCGGCAATGATCGGATCAAGTCTCATATCAGCCCCGGTTTAATTGCATTAGCCAAGGCGTCCGCCATGGACCTCTTGAAGTCGGGGGCCGCCTGCTTTGCGGCATCCTCGATGAAGTTCCTGCGCGGAGCCGCCACCTTTTCGCCCGGGCGCTTCTTATGCCTGCGGGCCTGTGCTTCGGTTTCCGAATTCGGCCCGCGGTGACCATAGACCACAAAGGCCGGGTAGTAAACCGGCATCGCGCTCGTCTTTGATGGAGATACCATCGCCGCATACCCGGAACGAGAAAGCCGCACGCGGATCGATCTCTGCATGCGGCCTGTCTGCTTGCCCGGGTATTGCCCGGCCTCTGATACAGCTCTTCGAGCGATAAGCCTTCTCGCTATTTTGCGGACTTCGTTGCCCGCGGCTCGGAGTGGCTTCCTCAGCGCCCTCGGGTCATAGTCAATATTCCGGAATCCTCGGTCTACTTGCGCGCTTACCAGCATCCCCCTTCTCCTCTACGTCCATGACGGTGAAGCGGCGCTCACCGCCGGCATCCGCAACCCGCTTCACCCGATAAAGCACCCCATCGATCACCAGCTCGGTGACGCCGTACAGATCCTGCGGCCGTGTCCGCCCTTCATAGCTTCGGATGTAGACGCGGTGCGTCACTTCCGAATTCACCTGCTTCGTCCCGAAATACATCCCCGATCCGACTACGGCGAGCTTCCCCCACACTTCATCTTTTTCGACGGTCGTCTGCGAAAAGCCGTTCCTGTCGTCCGGCTTTGCCTCTCGTACGAGAATCTTCACGCGGCGATTGAGTTCGCCAATTTCCGGAAGGTCCATGATCAGGTCCACGTTCTAAAAGGGTCAAGCAGCGCGCTCACAAAAGGGAGCGGCGACAAAGCCCCCTCCGTCGCCGAAGTGCGGTGCTCGTAGTAATAGGCGACATGCACGAGAATCCACTGCCGGATAGCCGCCGGGACGGCTTCCGGAGAATCGCCGTAGCCCTCGGTACCCTCGCGCGTGACGAGTCCGCGCTGCAACTCATGCTCGGCCATCTGCGTACCGGCAAGGATGAGCGCGGAGATTAGATCGTCATCAGCCGTGCTCTCAACTCTCAGGTGAAGCTTGGCTTCGTCCAAAGTCACCGCAGGAAGAGCCGTCGAAACTTCCACGCTCATCCTCTATCTCCTTACTTTCCGGTAGTGCCGGCCACGGCCGGCAGCGCAAGATCGCCGCCGACAAGAGCAGACACGCGCTCAATGCCGAAGCCGAGACGACGCTCGGCACGGATCGTCACGAGGTTCTTCTGAACGTTGTCGACGTCCTGCTCGAACATTTCTACCGTCATGCCCTGGCGCGTCCAGAGCGTTGCGGCCTGCGTGAAATCGCCGACCATGAACTTGCCCTGCGGAATCGCCGGGGTCGTCCAGATCGGAAGGCCCCAAAGCGTCTTCGGAGCTACAGAAGCCGGGTGCCCGAGGTAGTAGTCGCCGGAGGCGTTCTTCTCCATGAGCATCTGCGACCAGTTCACCGGATTGAGCAGGATGATGTTCGGACGGAAGAACGCCTTTTCAACCTTGGTCTTCGCAAAGAGGATCAGATCAAAGAGTGTTGCGTTCTTCGCCGGAAGGTCGGCCGTCGTCGCGCCGTGGGGCGTGAAGTTTCCGGTGGTAAAGATGCCGGTGAGATTCTGATTCGTCCCGTCGCCGGAAATCAGCTGGTCTTCGACCACCAGATCAACGCCGTAGACAAGGCGCTGATTGATGTAGGCGACGAGAGCAGGGCCGTCCGCCATGAGCTGCTTCGAGACGCGGGCAAGGTGAGCGATCGTCTTGACCGTGCCCGTCACCGTTTCAAAAGACGTCGAGCCGAAGGGCTTCTGCGCGGCTTCAGCGACGAAGGCCGCGCCGTTCACAAAGCCGTCATCGCGCTCCTTCACGTATTCAAACGAGTTCGTCGAAATCGGAAGCGACGGGAAGAGGCCTTCAATCGTGAGCGGGCGGAAAGCGCCGGGCATGATGCCGGGGCGACGGTACGCCTGGATGATGCCGCCGGTCGGAGTCGTGATCGGGTTGAGCGCAGTCGTCTCAGATTTGGCAAAGGTCTCCGAAAGCTCGACGCGAGTTTTCTGCGTGGAGCCTGCGGCAAACGCCTTGAAGCCGTCGGCGGCAATGAACTGATCGCCCGCGGACTTTGCTTCCGGCTTTTCGCCCTGAACCTTCACGCCCTTCTGCTGAAGCTCGAGGATCTGATTCGCAAACTTCCTCTGCTGTTCGCCGAGCTCGTCCAGGCGCTCCTTGTTCGAAGCGGCGGTTTCAGACATCTTGCCTTCGATCTTGTCGAGGGCGTCCAGTACTTCTTTGAATTCCATCTTTTATTCTCCAATGGATTTTTCAAGCTTCCTGATCCGTTCAAGAAGCTCCGTGGTCGCCTTCTCCTCGTCGGCTTCAGACTCCCTCTGATCCTGGAAGAGCTTTCTGGCTTTTGCGACGAGAGCCGTCGCGGCAGACTTCGAAAAGCCGCCTGCATCCCGCAGGAAACCTTCGAGGTCTCTGATACTTTCGATTTCATCCAGGTCTTCAGACCTGACTTCCGTGATGCGGGCCGCGCCGTCCGCCGGGAAGCTCACTACAGAGATCTCAAAGAGGCGTCCGACGGACTTGATCACCCGGCCGCCTTCCTTCTTCTCATCCTGAGCGCCGCCGCGCATGCTGAAGCCGATGGAAAGGCCGTCGACCGTTCCATGCTTCAGGGCCGCGAGCACCGCGTCAGCCTGCGGGTTCCCGGGGGTAAGCTCGCCCTCAACACGCAGGCCCTTTTCGTCCTCTACGGCCGAGGTCCACTTCCCGATAGGAAGTCCCCACTGGTGGCCGTAAAACATTTTCGGCATCCCGTAGGCGGCAAGCGTCTTCGTGAACGCGCCCGGCATAACGGTATCGCCATAGGAATCATTGCCCCCGAACACCGAGGCATAGCCGCTGAACTTGCGGCTCTCGCCTTCGAACTTCAGGTCAATGTCCTTCAGTTGAATATTCTTGAATTCCTTCATTACTGCCTCACTGGCTCGCCATTTATCGGAGAAGACGCAGGCTCCACTGCCCCCAGCTTCCGCAGCGGCACGAGGTTGCTCTGCGCCGTGAGCTCATCCCCGCCTTCTACCGGCGGGAGGTTTTCCAGGCGCCTGATTTCGTTTCGCGTCATCGCCCCGTTCTGGCTCATCGTCGAGTAGAAGGCCGCTCTGCTCGCCGGGTCCGTCCGGAGAAGCCCATCCATCTTGAACTCGATCGTGATCGGTTCGTAGTTCTTCAGCCTTCGCTCAAGTACCTGCTCGAGCTGCTTGCAAAGCGGCCCGATCGTGAATTTGTGGAACCCCGAAACGATCTGCTCAATGCCGGAGCCCCATGTCGTCTGCCCCGTTGTTCCGACAAGTACGCCGGGCACCCCAAACCACCGGCAAATCTCTTCAATCGTGAAGCGCCGCGTCTCTAGGAGCTGTGCATCAGCGGGAGAAAGCGACATCTGGGAATACTTGAGTCCTCGGTCCGCAATGATCAGCCCGCCGCCGGACGAAGTCATGCTCATCTGAAAGCGCGTCATCAGCGCGGCAACCTGCTCCGCGCTCAGCTTTGAATCAGTCTGCAGCACGCCCGTTGGCTTCGAGCCCTTCCCATACAGCGAATTCGCGTTGTCCTGAGACCGGATAGCCTCATTGGTCGTGGCGCGCATAAAGTCCAGCTTCGAAAGCCCGAGGAACCCATTGCCGAGGCCTTTCCAATGAATGACGTTTTCGGGCGCAAGCGCCGTGATGTCGCCATCCTGGTAATAGACGTAAACCTCTCCGCCATCGACGACGGAAACCTCCATCTGGTCGGGAGACAGCGGGACCAGCGCAATCGGCTCCCCGGCGCTATCGCGCTCAATGAGCGCATAGGCATTCCCGCGAAGCATGCGATTGACAACCATCGCCGAAAGAAACTCCGACGGTGTCATCCACCGATTCGGGCTTTCGTGCAGCAACAGCCACAGCCGGCTCATCTTGTCCGGCACCCGCACCCCGCCCTTGTCCCGGTAGACGTAGAGCGGAAGCGTCGAGATCGTCTGCGCGAGAATCTCTACGCACGCAAAGACCGCCGAAATCTGCAGCGCCGCATCGGGCGGCGTTAGCTTCGTCTGGTCAATGATCGGCGCCAGCGGCAGGCCAAGCTGCTGCCCGGACGCGGTGCCGAGCGGCCCTCCCCACCCGGTCACCCAGCTGACAAGTCGCCTTACAAACATTCATCACCACTCAAAGAAAGTTTCCTGACCCGACTCCACAAAACCCTTGAAGTCGTCGTTATCGTCGGCGAGCGCATTTCCCATCGCCATGATGAGCGCAATCACGCCGTCGATCTTTTGCTCGTACCTTTCCTTCCGCGGAAAGATGTTGTCCTTCGCGTCCAGCTTGGCCACGACGTTCCCCATCATCCACGTCAGAATCGGGTTGCCGTCATGCAAAAGCCGGCGGTCCAGTACCAGCGCCTCCACGCTTTTCATCGGGTCGCTCATGTTCTGTACCGTCATGCGGCACTCGACCATGGGCGCGTCATCCTCAGAAAGCGTCGTCGCCATTTGCGTCGCTTGCCATGGGTCATAAACCACGGCTTCGACATTAAATCTGCTGAGGTCTTCCCTCAGATCCTCTTCGACGACGTTCAGATCCGTCATCGCGCCGGGAGTGACATGGAGAAGGCCTTCTTCGGCCCATCCGGAATACTGAGAGTTGACAGCGTTTTCTACCGCTATCTCCGGAAGGTAGAAGTCACAGAAAATCGCGTACCTGGTAGGGCCGTCAGTTTCGATCGGAAAAACTTTGACCTTAGCGGTCATGTCGTTCTTCGAGCCTAAGTCAAGCCCGATGATGCATCGCTCGCCCTCAAAGTCCTCTAGCCGCAGGCTGTGGTCTTCACACTGCGCCCACGCTCCCATATCCATCCACGCGTTCGACGCCGAACACCAGATATCAAGGTGCTTCGTCTTGAAGTTGTTGATAGCTGATGGCAGCGCCTTCGCTTTTGCGAGAAGCGACAAAATCATTTCCGGACGAACGCTCACGCCCCAATTCGGATTTGCCTTCTCCAACGCCTCAAGCGTAGTCCAGTTGTCTTCCTCGTCCGCCGTGTAGATGATCGCGAACTGCGTCTCGTCTACCGCCTGGCGCTCGAGCACCCGCGTGCTCATCGTTCGGACTTCGTAGCAAATGCCCGATGTATCGAACCCCGCGGTGGTGATGCACCACAGAAGCGAGCTCCGACGCTTGCCGAGAGACGTTTCAACCACGTCATAGACCGCTCTGGTCTTATGCGCATGGAGCTCGTCAACGACCGCCAGATGCGTATTCAAGCCGTCGAGCGTAGAGCCTTCTGCGGACTTCGCCTGAAACGTGCTCCCCGTGCTCGGCACATAAAGCGCATTAGCGAGGACCTCAAGGCCGAATCGTTTCCTCAGCGGCAGATTCGTCTCGGCCATGCGCTTCGCGTCCCCGAAGACGATCTTCGCCTGATCGCGCGTCGTCGCAAAGGAATAGACCTCCGCGCCGGGTTCGTTATCCGCTACAAGGCAGTAGAGCGCTACGCCGCTCGACAGACAGCTTTTGCCGTTCCCGCGCGCGACCTCAATGTAGACGCGCCGAAACCTCCGGCCGCCGTCCTCTCTGCGCCTCCAACCGAATGCCGTCGTCAGGATGAACACCTGCCACGGCTCGAGCTTGATGCGCTGTCCGGCGAGTTCCCCTTTCGTATGGGTCAGGAGTTCAATAAAGCGACACGCCCTTGATGCCGCCTCCGGGTCCCATACGAAAGGCCCGTCCTCTTTCCATCGCTTTAAGTCATCGCGCTGCCTCTGGCACGCCAGCTTGACCCACTTGCATGCGAGCTGACTTCCGTCAAGCACGCGCGCCGCGTAGTCCGCCGCGATAGCACAGTAATCGCGAGTCTTCTTTGCAGTCATATGCGTCTGCCTCCGTGAGATGATTGAGGCGTCTCTCTTCCACAAGCCAACCCACGGAGGGTAAAAATGAACTCAGAGCCTCAAACTAAATTCATGCACGAGGAAGCTACGAAGATCATTGAGGCGGCGATCGGCGCCGGCCTCATAAATCTCCCGTTCCTTGCGCAGTGCCGCGCCGAAAGCTTCAACAAGCTCATCGACGCTCAGCTCCCGGACCCCGGCGATATCAGCCGAAGCTCCAGACTTGAGCGGACCTTTGAGGCCGAGCGGGAGATTCTCGCTCGCGACCTGACTGCCGCCGCGCGACGCGATGCCCTCTACCTGCGGCATTTCTTCGCCGCCCTTCAGGGTATCGAGCTCCGGGAGTGACCCGCCGCTAAGGCGATCTTGGAGCGTCTCCACTTCTTTGCGCAGATCCCAAATGAAGTAAAGGCACACCAGGATCGCGATGCTTGCCCCGATGTCCCCCGCAAGATGAAGCCATTCCATATCCATCATTTCTCCAAGAAGAGCCCAAACATCTCCCGCCATGTCCCTTCGCAGGGGACCATCAGGGCGAGAAAAACAAAAATCAGCGTCAGCTGCAGACAGCTCCAGCCTTTCCGGATGAAGAACTTCCGGCGGGGCGGGGACATCAGCGGGTGAAAGCTCGCTGCGAGGATGCAGCCTGTTCCAAGGCCGGCGAACACCCCACTACCGAAACACGCAACACGGTGAATCCCGCCGAGCAGTGCGCTCAGATAAATCAGCAGCTCCGTCATCTTCGATCCTTAAAAGTCTTCGAAGTCATCCTTCTCTTCCTCTTCCGCTTGAGCGGGTCTCACACGCGCGCGCGAGGCAGGCGTAAACCCCAGCTCTCGCTCACACGCCGCAAGGACCCCCTGCACGGCGACCAGACTCTTCACGTTCGGATGCTGCTTAAGCTCCGTCGATCCATCCATCTTCATGACCGTGATCGTCGTCCCGTCGTGGTCTACCGCCTTCGCGAGCTTTCGATAGAGCGCATAGTTCCTCGCCCACCGCTCCAGCACCGTGAAGTCCGTAGCGACGAGCAGGCCTTTCGGCGCATACTCGATCGCAATCTTCCACGCCGCCCGCGCCTCTTTCGTCAGCCCAACCGGCGGGGTCGGCGCCAGCTCAGGCGTCGTCGTCGCGGCCAGTTTTTCAAGCGAACGGCAGGGCTGAAGAGTGCCCTGGGCGGCCTTTACCGAATCCGGTTTTCTGGGTCTTCCGCCGGGCATTGAAATTCCTCAAATTTTGCACGCGTAAAAATCTAGGTAGGGGCGCGGTCTTGAATACGTGCGTAATCAACTTTCGACCCGCCTACCCCCGTCAGCGGCGTTTACGTGCCCGCGCTGCCGAACACTCGCGCAAATGTTTCGCCAAAGCTTCAGGTTGATCGTTTTCTTGGGCGCCTTAACGCATAGCGTTCCCAAAACCGCCATCCTCCGCGGCCGTCTTCCGGCTGTGGCAGGCGTGGCAAAGTGCCTGCAAGTTCTCTTCATCCCACATAAGATCTTCATCGCCCTTGTGCGGTCTGATGTGGTCAACGTCCGTAGCGGGCACCGCGCGCCCCTGCTTCAGACACTCCTCGCAAAGAGGGTGTTCTGAAAGAAAGCGCTCGCGAAGTCTCCTCCAACGAGCGCCATAGCCTCTAGCCGCCGACGAACCTTTCTTTTCGAAGCGCCGTTCCCAGCGCTCCCGCTTCTGCAGCTCTTCCCGCTTTGATCCTGCTTCCTTGTGCTTCTCGCAGTACTTCTCGCCGCGAGCTACTGGACGCCGACAGCCGGGATATGAGCAGAGAGACAGCAGCGGCATCAAATCCCCTTTGCAATAGATGACAGAACAGTCTTAATCAGCTCGATCGTGATCGGGATGGAAAGGCTGAAAGCTTTTTCCTTGACAGCCGCCCAAACCGTCTTAGACCGCAAAGCGGCCAGCAGGTCATGCCCTTCCATGGTGAGGCGCGGATACTCGATGTCGTAATACCACGGTGGAGGCGCCGGCTTCGTTCGCACCTTCACGCCTTGAACGAGTCCGGCTTCAATCAGCATGAGCAGATGCTCGTAGTACCGGTTCTCTGCCTCATGGGCGGCCACAGCCTCCGGGTCAGTCGTTGGAAGCTGTGAAGCAATGGTGAGGTTGTCGTCAAGCTTCTTCAGCTTTTCTTCTAACCGATCGCGCTCGATGTCCTCAAGGACTTCGCGCACATCGCCCCAATTTCTGACCATACCTTCCTCTCAAAGAGAAAGGGCCTCTCCGGAGAGAAGCCCTTGTGCTTTGGAACAGGAACCAGTGAAGCAAAGTGAAAAGCTGGTTCCGTCCCTGATTTGATTTTACGCGATCGACAGCTGAAGCCTGTGGCCGAGTGACCGAAGAATGGTCTCAATCCGATCGATCTTCGTTGGATGGTGAATGTCGAGAATCCTCGTCACTTCAGGAAGCTTCAATTCTGCCTTCTTAGCGAGTTCGGCGCGAGAAACACCATCGCGCGCCATCGCATTTGAAAGCAGAATTTTTGCAACCTGATTTGCGCTCAGACGAACAACATATTCACCGGGGAGCGCAGGCGACGCCTCCGGAATAAGTTCTCCATCTTTAATACGGAACTCGACACAATCCTCGACGGCATAACGGGCCCAATTTTCAAGAGGCTCGCCATCTACGGAATATGACAGAAGTTCGGGCAGATCCCGGCAACGAACAATCTCAGTGCCGTCCTCAAGCTTTTCAAAGCGGCATGGAAAATCGAAATTTGACATTTGTCAGACATACGATCATGCGGCAAGCCCCGCCGGCTAAGGCGGGGTGTGTTTTATTTCTTAGAGACTTCCTTCAGGCCAAGATCGCGAATGATGTCCTTGCGGATATTTTCATTCATCTCTGCGCCAGGGTGTCGAGGCATGGTTTGCGTTTTTGGGTTCCCCGGGACTCTCAGGCGAAGGTGCCTGGTTCCGTGGGTGACCTCAACGCCTCTCGACTTAAGCCACCGAAGAAATTCACTTTGCTTCATGATCTCCTCTATTAGTTGAACACGTGAATATTCTACCATGAGGTTAGCATTTTTGCAAATGTTATGCATTTCTACACTACTTGTTCCGGCATCAAAAAAGCCCGGTCATCTCTGATCGGGCTTGTGTTCCTTCCGGGTACGGCAAAGATCCCAACCGGGATCATTGTCTCGCGTACGTAGAAGTAGCGGTGTTCAAACTGTGACGTCATTATACATCGGATTCGTCGAAATTTGTCTCGACGATTCGCTGAAACTTTCTGACGATGGCTTCGAACTGCTTCAGGAAGAAGCGATAGCCCACGCGGATGCGGCGGGCGCAGGTCATATCGGAGAGCCCGAGGCCGTATTTGAGACGGAGAGCTTTCTTCTCCTGCGGGGTCATCCACGGGCCTGCATAGGCGGCGCATAGCTTTTCGGCGTCCCGCACGTCGATGGCCGTTGCTCCGGGCGCACCCTGGCTCTCGGCTTCTGCGGGCGCATTGGGGCCATAGAGGCGGAGCGCGGCCATTGCCTGATAGGTGGCCGAGATTCCGGCGGGCCCGTTGCCGCCTCGGATGTATCGCGTCCAGTTGGCAAGGCGGCGTTCGAAGTATGGGTCGATCATTCGAGCTCTTCGATGTAGACGGTGACGGAAGGGAATTCGGCATATGTCTTCTTGGCCGGGCGCTCGCTGCCCTGCAGACATGCTGCGCGGCGCTTCTGAGAGTACGAATCTGGCACGAGGAAAGCGGCCAGGATTGAGACCTTGACGGCTCCGCGAAAAATGTCTTTGTTGCACATGGCGTACTTGCCGTAGACCGATACGCGGGCTTCGTAGCGGCGGGTAGCGTCCGGCGTGTAGGCGTGCCCGGTTCGAGAGAAGCGCGGGCGTGCCTTGCCTTGTGGTGTGCCGGGGATAGTGAGCTTAACCACGGATCTTCCTCAACTCACGCTGATAGCTCTCCGAGGATGTAAAGCCTGCGGGAGACCATGCCTTGATCTGGTCGAGCTTGAAAGTGAGCCCGTAGAGATCGGAGAAGACGGTGAAGCCTCGACGTTCGCCGTAGAAGCGATCCCAGGCCCCTTCTTTTAGGACGAAGAAGAGCGCGGCACCTTCAGGCGGATAGGTGGAGATGTCGTCGATGTCCACCTCAGTGAAAGTGAAAGGCGGGCGCTTCGGCGTGTGTTCCTTGGAAGGCGGATCGATGGGCATGAGACGGGAGACTTTCTTGAGCGTCATTTTTTGTCCTTTGCTTGTTTGGCTTTGAGTTGCTTATCGATGCGCCATTTGTCGAAGGCGGCGCGAAGAATCTTGACGGTCTTAATCCGGCGTGCTATGCGGTCGGCATCGGGCTCGGGCTCGAAGTGCTCGCAGTAGTCCACGGACTCGACGGAGCGAAATCGCTTGTATCCGCTGATCTCCCCGGGGAGAGAGCAGTAGACGAGGCCTCTGGCGAGCATCCCCCACTGGCCTCTGTGGAGGCGAAGCGGATCGCCTTTCGGCAGCGGCTCAAGCGGTCCGCAGTTGCGGCAGCGGAGGCATTCAGCCATTGCCATGCCTCCGCTCGATGATGGTTTCCTCCTTCGGTTGTTCTGACGGCTTGAAGCGCTTTTTGTGGCCGCGTTCACCGAAGCGGCTGAAAAGTTCCGGAGGCGCTTTGCGCGGAGCGGCCTGAAAGACGTTGAGAAGCTTCATGCGGTGCACGATGTAGTCGGCAATGTCCTTTTCGAGTTCCGGGCAGATGACGCGGAGCAGGCCGTAGTCGGAATGTTCGCGTAGGTAGATGCGGCAAAGGGCTTCCCTTTCTTCTGGCGTCGCACCGTACTTGAAGAGCGTGCCGATGATCTGGCGGCGCGTGATGTAGGTCGGGCCGGTGCGGGAAGTCTTGACGCCGGAGGCGAAAGCTCCGGATATAGCTCCCCCGCACATGCCGAGGTGATCGGCGATGCCGCGAAGGGAGAAGCCGAGGCGCTTGACGACGGTATGGACGAGGGCCTCGAAGGCGGTGAATTCTCGAACGCGGCGCATCAGAACACCTCCTCAGGCTTCAGGTTCGCAGCCGACTCTTTCACGCGGTAGTCGCTCCACATGCAAGCGATGGGGAAGAAGAGTTGATCGATGCGGGAAGCGAGAGCACTCCCCAGAACGTCTTTCAGCTTGTCGATTTGGAGATTCGTGATGAGGATGGACGGATATCCGTTACGGGCTCTTGCGTCGATGACTTCCTGCAATTTGTTCGCCTCAAAAGGTGTAAGGGCGGAGCGCCCGATCTCATCGAGGATGAGACAGGAGACGCATCCGAGCTGTCGGATCATCTTGACCTCAGACACTCCAGTAGCACCCCGGAAGATTGTGAAGAAGGTCGAGGCGCGCATGTAGACGGGCTCGATGCCCTCGGCCTTCAGGTGGTAATAGATCGACGAGGCGAGATGGGTCTTTCCGGTCCCGGTGCGCCCGCAAAGAGCGATGCCGAGGCGCGAGCGTTCTTTCGGCTGCGTGACGACGCGGGTCACAAGGCCCTCGGCGAAGCGACGGCAGATCTTGAGGACGCGAGTGGCTTCAGCGCATGTCGGGGCGTAGTCGTCGAAGGAGTGTTCATCGGCGCAGGTCGGAACGTCCGTCTGCAGCGCGTCTGCGAATCTGGTGAAGGCGACGGAGAAGAGATACCGGCGCTCATTGGCCTGTTCCTCAAACGATGGTTGACGCTTCTCCGGCGCTTTCGGCTGAGGATTCTCTTTCGCGAGAGCCTTCATCTTTTCGGCCAACTCGATGATGTCGGTCAGGGTTCCGATAGTGCAGAAGGTTGTTCCTGCCACCGCGCGGGTGAAGCTTCGGTTCGGTGATGTATTCGTCATGTTTTTCTTCATGCGTAGTGCGCAGTATCGAAGTTGTCCCAGTCGTCGTTAGATGGAAGTTGGTACTCAGCCTTAGAGGCGTTCTTCTGCTCGAGCTTCTCGCGTCTGTACCACTCAGCCTTGAAGCCCTGCCAACCACGCTCACAGCAAATCGAGAGCGCTTCGTTAAGGGTGATGCCTGCCTTGTCTGCCTCCCGCTGGATGCCCTTCAGCGCGGTCTCGGTGATGGGAGCGCGGCGCTTGTTGCGTAATGCGCAGAAGTCGGCCCAAACCTGTTCGGAAACTCCGTCCGGCTTCGCGACTGAGGTGCGCTTTCTCCTTGGCTTTTCCTTCGGCTCATCGTTGGGTTTTGAACCCACGTCGATCTGAGCTTCGCGCTGCGCTTCGTCGAAAAGAGACTGGTCGAAGTCGTCCGGATAGGGAGCGCCGGAAGGCGCGCACATAACCTCTCGTTCTTTCTTGTTCTCTTCTAGTTCTTTCTGTTTTATGCCCCCACGGTGGGGGTGACCCCTGTCCACGGTGGGGGTGACCCCTTGGACGTTTTGGGGGTGACCCCCGTCCACGGCGGGGGTAACGTCCGTTTTGGGGGTAACGCCCGAAATGTTGGTAACCCCCACAGGGTTCGAATCGCCGGGAATGAAGCCAACTAAGACATACGAGTTCTGCCAACCACCTTCCTGCCCGGTGGCCGTCTGCCGCGTATAGGGAACGCGCTTGGACTCGATGAAGCCAAGAGTGCGCAGGCGTGCCAGAGCCCTTTCAACCCGTTTGACGGTGCACCGGTCGTCCTCCGAGCTGAAGTATTCAGCGATCTTTTCTCGCAGTGGAAAGCAACGGCCCGTGCGGTCGTTCATGCAGTCCGCGAGGTACGCAAGAACCGCCTGAGCGAACCCGCCAGCGCGTCGATTATCCTTGACGAAGTTCATGGCACGAATACCCATAGCCAACCTCCCGTCAAAGGGAGCGAACTTCTTTCGTGTGCATGATCGGCATTTCGCGAAAACGTTCGCGAAGGTACTGAAGCCGAGCTTTGGGGATGCCGCATCGCCTCCACTGGGCAACTGCAGCGGTCGAAATCTCGCACACCTTGCTCACAGCCGTCACGCCGCCGAGTGCGTCAATCACGGTTGATGACGCGGGCGCTGAGAGCCGAGGGGGCTTGCTCCGTGAAGTGTTCTTCATTTTCCTAAGTCCAAGAATGTTATTTCTTAGCGTTAATGCTAAGTGTACTTAATTTTATACCTTAGCGGAGGAAAATGGGCAAGTTGCTAATCTGGCTTAGAGGAGGACTCATCATGAGTGAAAGCGACAATTCAAGGGCACTCGCAGAACGCCTTGTAGCGTCTTTGGATCGATCAAAGGGCAAGACACAAGCCGCGCTTGCCAGATACTGCGGCGTGTCTACTGCGGCCGTTGCGCAATGGGTCAAGAGCGGATTCATCACTGAAAAGAATCTCGAGCGCGCAGCGTCCTTTCTTAATGTCGATCCCTACTGGCTGAAAACGGGCGAGAACGTTCGAAGCATCCACCCTGACGACGAGCCAATTCCTGACGGCTATTCCGCCATCCCGGCCTATGCGCTGACAGTTGGCGCGAACAACGACTATGAAGCACAGCCGACATGGGAAGAAATCCACAGCACAAAACCCGTGATCCTTCCGGACGAACTCTTCCAGAAGTACCAAGTACTGCCCTCACAGTGCAAGCAAGTGATTGTCAGCGGCAACAGCATGGAGCCCTTCCTTTTTGACGGCGATAGCGTCGTCTTCCATGAGTTCCCTGATCCCCGCCCAGGTTCCACCCCAATCGTAGACGGGAAAATCTACGTGATCGGGATCAATGGCGCGTGGCGAATCAAGCGCTTGTCCAGAATCCGCAAGGGATTCATGGTCATGTCAGACAACCCGGCCTATCAACCAGAGGCATACACGGGCGACGACTGCGATCAACTGCGCGTCTATGGCCGCGTGATCTACGTGTCGCGAGACGACCTCTAAAACTAAGCGTACTTAGCTATCCTTGATTCATATCAAATCAGAGAGCTAAGTAACGCTTGCCAATAATGCTAAGCGTGCTTAATATTGAGGATAGTGAATCGCTAAGCACGATTTACGCCTCCACCCCCGCCCGAAAGGCGAAGAGGTGCACCGGATGATGATTAGTCAGACGGGCGAAGGAAAGCCTTCAAGGCGCGGAGCTAGTACCTCCCGCCGAGCGGACAAAAACGCACACGGGCAGACCTGAGCAGCGAATCTCTCTGTCCGGGAGTTGGTTCAGACCATCGGGCAGAGAGAAAGGCCAATTGAAGCGCTTTCTTTTGAGAGCGCTTCTGTGGGCCTTTTACGGAGAGATTAATGAACGATTGCCACGACAGCGACTGTGCAGTAAACAACGAACCGGCATATCCTGCCGGGCGTTGCAACTGCGGCCTAGAAGCTAAACGTGAGGGCCGATGGTTGACATGGCTTTATCAGCGGGGTTGTACCAAGGTCGCTCGCCTGAGAACGATTCTTGGATCATGGCTATTCCGCCGATTTTGTCTAGCGAAAACAAATGCCAGCCGGGTACGGTACCTGATTTGCTACCGCCTTTTGTTTGGTAGCCACGCAATGCAGGCCGCCCTGCGGTGGTGGTGCCGAGCAAGAAAGGCTCAACGACGCGCAGGAATCCATCGTATGTGAATGTCACCACCCGGCGCTCCTCAATCGCTTGAGCAAGCACGTCATAAACACTCATGTTTTCTCCTCTGAGGTAGTTGAACAAAGTCGCACTGTGAGAGCCGCGACAAGTTCAGCTTACCCCAGAGGGAGATTCCAACTTCAGCCTGTTCGCAAGAGTGGTCTGAGGTTGACTTTTCGTATAATGGATTGCAGAGACACACGGGGACACGACGTGACACTTACTGACAATCAAAAACGCGCTCTAGTGAAAAGGATCGCCGACATCTATGAGAAAGTAGGTGTTGCAGGTCTGGCCTTAGGGCTTTTCCAGTACAACTTCCAAGGGGCGTTGATTGGACTGGGGTTCTTGACGGTCAGCCTCTTACTCACATACCTTTTGGAGCGATGAACATGGACTTATGGACGCTAGTAGCCATCTTCGGCGTAATCGGTGCGGCATTCGCCCTGTACCTACTTCGCGGTCTTCCCCCGAAGCATCGTCACTAACCGCTGACGCGAACAATCAGGCCCTCGCCCCGAAAGGAGCGGGGGCTTTTTCATGCTCTCTCCGGAGAGCCCAGATTCAAGCCGCTTCTAGTTTTGTCAACTTGTTGGTTGGATGGCATGCCGGGAGGCGGCTTGAACCTGAATTTTGACATCGCTTGCAGATTCGGGCATACTGCGCTCAGGTGCTCAAAACACCTGTAAAGCGGATTCCGCCCTGTCAGTCATGCGGATTTTTTTGTATCTGTAGCCCTATGGGCGCGGATAGCTCAGCTCATGGCTGAGCGTGAGGCTAATAAAAAACCCGAAAGGGAAATATGCCCGCCGCCTTTACACGGTTTTGAGCGCTTGGCCGCCCTCTCAAAAGGGGCGATTAATCAAATATGTAAAGGAGTTCACAATGGCTCAGAACATTGTTCAAAATGCCTTCCGTGTGGTTGAAGGCCGTGCGGTTACGTCCAGCTTCAAAGTTGCAGAATACTTTGGCAAAAAGCACAGCGACGTAGTTCGCGCGGTAGATGACCTGATTGCAAAAAATCAAGAACTTCAAGTATTACGCAATTTTGCGCGATACTCAGAAACAGTCAGTCTGAACGACAAGGGTGCTACTCGAAAGGTTCCTGCGTACTGGATGGATCGCAAGGGCTTCTGTCTATTGGCTATGGGCTTCACCGGTGCTAAGGCGCTCGAATTCAAGTGTGCTTTCTACGATGAGTTCGAGCGGATGGAACAGGCGCTGAAGAATCCACCCGCTCCGGCATATATCACCGACGCACAGCAACGCGAAATCCAAAGAGCAGTAGGCCGCCGCTCCGAAGGCTACGGGATCAACTATCAAACGATTTACTCGGCGCTGAAAAATCATTTCAACGTCCCCAGCTACAAGCAGATTCTCGAAAAAGACTTCGAGGCCGCAATCTCCTTCATCCAGTCAGTCAAAATCATGACGCGTGAAGAATGCATCGAGCATGAAAAGGCTCAGATGAAGCGCATCGAGGCTGCCACTTATCACGACGAGCCGATCCCGCCGAAGGTCTACACCGTGAGAGCCGACTTCATGGAGAAGCTTCTTTCTCTCGTCTATACGTGGAGATACCTGCACCGAGCAAACCTTGAACGCTACGTCGAATTCCTGCGGAGCGTCGATTCGCCATACGCTGCATCCATGTGGGAAGCCGTTCACGACTTCAACTGGCTGAGCCTTGAAGCCTCTCTCGACAAGATCGGATACAGCGTCAAGGAGCTTCCTTGCTACAAACACTGGCTGAGCCTGTCTCTTATACACATCTCCGAGCCCACGAGACGGCGCTACATCTCGTATG